GTGTCGTCGTCGTGAAAATAGATTGGGCACCTAACAATAACCACAGCATCTTGCAATGTGAAACATAGACCAGCACACATCCGCACTTTTGAAAAGTTATAACATTTTTATTTGCCTGATAAAATTTAGTGTGTGCGGAAATGCGCTAGGCTCCTCGCCCTAGCCAACGCTACACCCCCAGGGGTGCCAAGTCAAAGAAGCAATGGCACTGCTGCTTCAGCGAGTGCCATACCCTCAGCTCCCAACATCTCACCCGCTGCTCCCTCAGCGGCCATGATGCCCCGATTTACTGCACCGCCGAGCCGGCTTACGACGCCACGAATGCCGCTCGCAATCCGCGGAGCGGCCATAGCGAGCGCTCCGCCCTCCGCGACGTGCACCAACTCATTTGCAGTTGCTTCGGCATGATCACGTACCTGATTGATCTGTTTAGCGTCCGCGGTCGGCATCAGAGACATGCTCTGCCCTGGCACCGTCGTCAGTGGCCATCGTGTGTAGAACGATGCTCTGATCGTGACGGAGTAATCTTGCGGATCGGCAACGGGATCAAATATGTATATGATCGTTGACATCGGCCTGATCCGTGGCGTGGGATCGGTCACGCTCGCACGGAAGAGGTAACTGCAGAACTCGTTCACCGTTAACGTTCCAAGGTGTGGTTGGAATGAGTCGTACGCGGGCGCATCAACGGGGTAACCGATCAGTTGCTTAGGCTGCCCAAGCATGTCACCCGTGATACGACGCCTGTACGGCGAAGACTTCACACCTGCGATGATGGAACCGTAACGGTACGCGGCGTTCGTTGCCCTGAGTGGCAACCGTTGTGAAGAATTGAGATATGTCACGCGGCCACCTCGTTTCAGTGCGTTCGAACAGTTCGTAACGTTCACACTAAACTTGGTAGCACGGACAGCAGACGCTCCGTTCTCCGCATCGGACAATGCCAAGGTAGGTATGGTAAACAGCGTCTCGCCGTCCACATACTCACCAGCAGGGTTGACGTTCACCAACAATCCCACAGTACCAGATTCACCAGTGTTTGTACAAATGAGCAGGGTGGTGTTTGTGGAGCCAACGACGAAATCACCAGATACCAGACCATTGTGCGGTAGTGCCTTGCCTTGCGAGACTGCAGTCGGCGGCGGCACGGGGCACATTGGATCTAGGAAGTTGGGAACGCCGCGTTCACGTGGGCGGGGACGGCGCTTAGGCGTGGGTTTGCCTTGTGGTGTGCGCTGTCCCCTTCCTGACTTGGCGCCACCAGGCGCATTGCGCGCGGGCGGCTTGGACGTAAGTCCAGACGGCAAAGCCGGCGTGCCTTGCTTGCCGTACGTCATAGTACAGGCGCGGATGCGTGGATATGTGACCGAATCCCAGGTCACTTTACCTGAATTGACTCTTATGTACACGCCCCTAGTTTATACTACTGCTAGTTTGGTCAACCGCTTCCTAGAAAAAGGCATGTATCGTCTCGACCGTGATCAGCGGCCCCTAATCATCCCCCCTCAAGCCTTGGAGGATCTGTAAGCATGATATGAATAGGAATCACCCAGCATCGGGCAGTGTGACGCACTGCTGGCATTTTAAGGGGTTCGACCCTGCCTGGAATATCCCCGACTCAACATGATTGGCTTACAGAGGAAATGCCTGATTCGTCTCTGGAAACAGTGCCGGATTTCTTGCGGAGAGATGGGCGACAAACTCCACCTACACCTGAGCGCCGGCTCGCGACGTAACCATTCCATTCGGGAGTGCCAACCTACGAGCCTCTCGACCCGCAGACCAGTGTTGCCATGTTTTAAACATGCCAAGGTGCCTAGCTCCCGTTCACTAATGCTTAAGGATGGCCAGTCCAAGGGGGTGACCAAACCCCCCCGCATCAGGGCCTTCACCTCAGGCGCATGGGGTCATGGACTAACCGACTAACTTAGCGCCGTGGCCGCGGCCGCTAAGGCGGATCTCTGTCCATGCGGAACGCCAGCAGGCTCACCACTCCGGGGGGAGCGAAAAGTTACCAACTCAAAGAGTTCCCCGGTGTGTAGAAGAATAAGCCTGGGTTTTGGGCTGGACACCACCTACAGCCCCACAACCCCCATCGGTTGGGCGTTCAATACAACCGTCCGTGTATGCATTGTTGTGTACCCCATCTCACTATGGTTGTTTCTCACCATAGCCCCGGGACATTAATTGTTGCACGGTTGCCAAAATGGCGAACCAATTCACTACGACGACACTGCAGGTGAAACTGACGGAGTGCCGGGCGGTCTACGACCGCCAAGTCTTAGGCAACGATTCCCTGAAATCGGCCCATTGACTGAGTGTATCAAAGAACCACACGTAGTCCTCAAAGGCATTCTTTTCCGCAACGGTCATCTCAAAACCAGTCGCCTTGAGCACTTGGTCCTCGTTGTCGCAAGTACCATTTAGTAAGCGTATGTGATCAACGAACTCTCCTTTGTCGTCCACCTGCGAACCCACCTTCATCTCCAGCTCAAAATCGACGTCCCATTGGCACTCCTCCGCAAAACGGAGGAATTTCTCTGAGATCGTCGGTACGCAGCCGGCGAATTGGTAAGCGCGCGCGATGGCCGCTGAACCCGCGAGCCGCAAAACTGCGGCTCGATCTCCGTCGTTGAAAGCTTTCACGATTGCTGGGGAGCAGGCGGTCCCAGATCTCTTGAACATCTTTTGGATGTCCGGGCACATCATGCATTCTCCTTTGTCATCAATCATCGGGCCGCAATCGTCCAGCCCCATGTAATAACCCGCAAAAAGTGCCCTGTCGGTGCGCAATTCTATCTCCATGTTGAACCCTATGCGCTCCCAAAACTGCAGGATTTGTACATGCAACCTTCCCGATTTCGGGATCTTCGGCGATGTCACCAAAAAGGAGTCATCGCCCTCGAACGCGCTGTTGAACCACCTGTTGGTTCCGCAGACATCTACCCCGTGGCGAACCGTCGGATCCAAAAAGATTTCTGGCTTGTCGAAAATCGCGCAATGCCAGCATACAAAATTGATCCACCAGTTCAGGATTGATGTGCCGCGGTGTCCGCTGCGGCGGATAGCGTCAATGGTCGCACGCTTGTAACTTTCTTCCTTGTCGTAATGCAGCTTCAGTTCCTTCTCAGAGCATGCACCGGAATGCGCATCATTCCACGACTTAGGTTGGCCAAAGCAATAGGCATCGACAAATCCAGCGATATGGTGAATGACCGGGTTTTCAACCAGATCCCGTATCTCTGGGTTGCATGTCGTATCCCACGCCTTGCCGTCCCCCTCGAAGACAGAAATCAGCGCCCGGGCAGCCTTCCTCGGCACCCTGCAAGCTTTCATTACCCTCTTGATGGCTTCCTTCTTGGGCAGACCCTTGATGCCCTTCTCCGGGAAGTGGTAGATGATGAGCTTCTCCATGGTGTATATTGTCATCAGCGCCATCACCTGCCCGCGGTCCTCATCAGCGATGAGCATGCGGGGTGCCTTGCCATCTGGCATGGGCTCAACCTTCACGCCAGCCTTGAATTTGAATTCAGGGTCAATCTGCTGGCATAAAGACTCGACCGCTTTGTCCAAACGGTCTTCACTCCACTTCTTGGAGCGACATTCCGCCAGAACGATGTCTGGGATGAGGTCCATGATCTTCTTCGCCGAAAACGGCGACCGCTTGTTGCCATGCATGGCCTCATTCACCATCCTCTTTATCTTCGCTTCGTCGGCGGGCATCGCGGCATACGGACGGCATTTCTTGGTAATGCGTTCGTCAATTGCTTTGAGTAAATTGTCCGCAGTGCACGCGTACACGGTTGGCTCCTCGGAAATTGGCGACGCAATGACGCCAACGACCTTCTTCTTGCCGTTCACCAAACCAACCTGATCAACATCTCCTGCATCGTTGGGCACGAGGC